AGAGATTGTTGCAGAGAGCGGACTATACATTACAAAGAAAAGATATGCGGCATTGGTATATGATGTTGAAGGATTTAGGAGTGATGTCGATGGCAAGCCAGGAAAAGTAAAAGCAATGGGTCTTGATCTACGTAGATCAGATACTCCTGTGTTCATGCAAGAATTTTTAAGTGAAATTTTGATGATGGTCCTGCAGGAAAACAGTGAAAAAGAAATACTAGATAGAATTACTGAGTTTAGAAGAGAGTTCAAAGAACGTCCAGGTTATGAAAAAGGTTCTCCTAAACGTGCAAATAAAATAGGACACTATCAAAAACTAGAACAAAAGCAAGGTAAAGCTAATATGCCTGGACATGTCAGAGCCAGTATCAATTGGAATACACTAAGACGTATGAACGGAGACAAGTATTCACAAGAGATTGTTGATGGTATGAAAGTTATTGTTTGTAAACTAAAACAAAATCCATTAGGTTATACATCTGTTGCATATCCAACAGACGAATTACGTATTCCTGATTGGTTTAAAGAGCTTCCATTTGATAATGACGCTATGGAAGAAACAATAATTGATAATAAGTTAGGTAATTTGATAGGTGTGTTGAACTATGATTTAGAAAATACAAAACAAAACAACACTTTCAACAGCCTATTTGATTTTGGGGAGTGAAAATGAGACATACGATAGAAGACTTAATTAAAAAAATTAAAGTAATGCACGACATGGCTATATTGCTTCATAGAAAAAGATATGAAAACATAGAAGGTTCATACAATGAGAAAGAATTGAGGCACGACTTAGAACAAATACAAGCCATGGCGGGTGATATATTTCATGATAAAGAAGGAGATGAAATCAATTGAATATATTTGAGAAAATTAGTAGCCGATTGCCAGAGTTTTGTCTGAGCCATTGGTTATTTAGAATACCACTAGCAATAGTTTTTATACAACAAGGTTTAGATAAAATTCCTGTTGATATAGAAACTGCTGAGTCTTTCGGACTTCCATATCTTGTATGGTGGTTTGTTGCTTACGGAGAGCTTGGTGGAGGAATAGGATTACTGGCTGGTGGCATTATGCATAATAAATGGTTAGAAAATTGGCCGTGGATTGGAGATACACTTACTAGGTTCAGTGGGATTACAATTTGTTGTATTATGACAGGTGTTATATGGATTGGAGAACCAGAAAGTTTTATGGACGTAATACTTTATGATAATTTACATGTTTTTCTATGGGTAGGTGGATTATTTTTTGCATTGCGAGGTAACAGAGTATGAGTAATGTAAAAGAAACTGCACAAAAGCAAGCCGAAGAAGCATATGATATATTTTTTAAATTTATGAAAGGTTTCGGCTGGGTATGTGGATTAATCATGTTAGCATTAGTAAGTTGTAATTTTGGAGTAGATGGCACAGGTAGTAAATCTGATCCTGAACTTTATGAAGAGTACAAGGAACGAATGTTAGAAATGCAAGAAGAAATTAAAAAGAAAAAGTACGGTGGATAAAATGAAAATTGATTCAGTGGATCATGTAGCGATTCAAAATGCTCAGTATGTAGCACAAAAAAGATTACAACAAGAGAGACTTGAAGAACACTATGCTAATAAAAATAGGATACAGGAGCATCATAATAAAAAAATAAATTTAGATAAACGTATGTTAGAAGCATATTATGCCGTTTTAGATAGGCTTCAAACATACAATCAACAAAAACAATTAGAACGTGCTAAAGCCGAACAAGGTAAGTTCCTAGATATAGAGGTGAAATAATGTCAAATCCAAATCAACCATATCATAATGAAGGCTTTGGCTGGGCATTTATGTGGATCATTATTATGTTTTTAGTTTTACCGTCAATAATGATACTCAGTATAGACAACGGATTTGCAAAGTTTGTTGAGATGAGAGGAGTTACTGGCGATTGTTGGGAGAACAGTAAACATGAACGAGTTTGTTCAGTACCTACTGAAGGTGCTAAATTGGCAGAATGTAAGTTCTGGAGAAACTTTTGTACTGAGGAAGTATACAGATGGAGAGCAAAATGATAATGTCTGATGCAGAAATAATGTTATTAACATTAGTTTTAGGTGCAATATTTTATGCTTACCTATGTTGGAGAAATTTATGAAACTTACACTTATAGGATATGGATTTGTAGGAAAAGCAGTACACAATGTATTAAAAGAATACTATGATATAAAGATTGTTGATCCTAAATATAATGACAATGTAATTAATGACGATTCAGATGGATACATTGTTTGTGTTCCAACACCAACAAGTGATGTAGGCTCCTGCGATATGTCTATAGTAAACACAGTAGTAACTTGTTGTCCTGATGAAAAACCTGTTTTAATAAAAAGTACAATAAGTTTAGAAGGATGGGAAGTCCTTAAAAATATGAATAAACATATTTGTTTTAGTCCAGAGTTTTTGACTGCGGCAAATGCCAATGAAGATTTTAAAAAACAAAAGTTTATGTTATTTGGCGGAGATAATATAGACTTCTGGGAAGAAGTTTTTATATTAGCAAAAGGATTTACCCCAATTTATGGAACCGTGAAAGAACTTATTTTAACAAAATATTTAAGAAATAGTTTTTTAGCGACAAAGGTAGCTTTCTTCAATGAAGTATATGACTTTTGTCAAACAACCAACATAGACTATAACAATGTTGCAGAAATGGTAGGTATGGATGAACGTATAACAAGGAGTCACATGCAAATTCCTGGACCTGATGGTGAAAGAGGTTTTGGAGGTGCTTGTTTTCCTAAAGATACAATGGCATTACTTTTAACTGGTTTGCATTACAAAACACCATTTAGTATATTGCGACAGGTTGTAGAAAGTAACAAAAGGATAAAGAATGACTAACATACTAATGACAGGACACGAAGGCTTTATAGGATCAGCATTATGGGAAAGGCTTTCAACCAAACACGATCTAATGGGTGTAGATATAAAAAGTGGAGATGATATACTTTCATGTGAACTACCTCATCCAGATGTTGTAGAAATGGTTATCCATCTAGCAGGAATAGGTGGTGTAAGAGAAAGTTTAGCTGACCCTCAAAAATATTGGAATAATAATGTTGAAGGGACTAAGAGAATTTTAAATTATTATCCTAATGCTAGAGTTTTAGTTGCAGGATCTAGTTCTCAATATGAACCACATCTTAATCCTTATGCGGCAAGTAAAAATGTTATAGAATATATTCCGCATCCTAATTGTTGTTTTATGAGATTTCATACTGTATATGGTCCTATCCCCAGAGCAAACATGTTCTTCGATAAACTATTGAATAATAAATTAGAATATGTAACTCCGCATAAAAGAGATTTTATCCATATTGAAGATTTAATGGATGCTATAGAAATTATTATGCAAGACAAAGTGGTTGGTCCTATTGACGTTGGAACAGGTGCAAGTGTAAGGATCCAAGATATTAGACCAGACCTTCCAGTAAAAATAAATACTGTTGGTGAAAGAAATATAACACAGGCAAACACAAAAAGACTTAGAGATTTAGGCTTCAGACCAAAACATACCGTAGCACAATTTCTAAAAGATAGAGGCATAAAATGAAGATAGGCTTTACTTGCTCAACATTTGATTTATTACACGCAGGCCACGTCCAGATGCTTAGAGAAGCGAGAGACCAATGCGATTATCTAATTTGCGGTTTACAAGTTGACCCATCAGTAGATAGAAAAGAAAAAAACTCCCCAGTACAAACAATAGTAGAAAGATACAGTCAACTTCATGCCTGTCGGTATGTTGACGAAATAATTCCTTATCAAACCGAAAAAGATTTGGAAGACATACTCGAAATGTATCATATAGATGTAAGAATTTTGGGTGAAGAGTATAGAGAAAAAGATTTTACGGGTAAGAATATATGTCAAGGAAGAAATGTTGATTTGTATTTTAACAAAAGAGATCACAGATTTTCAACAACAGATCTCCGAAATAGGGTAAAAAGTTGTTGACTTTAAACAAAAGATATCGTATAATAGAAACTATAGGAGAAGCATTATGAAAGATATTTTACAAGACATCGTTGCTAAAACACATTCGTTAGGATTTTTGAATTTGGTAAAGGTGACTGGTACAACAGATTCAACAACGATTGAATCAATGGCTGAAGATAGAAGTGTAATTCTAACAGCCAAAACAAAAGATAAAGTAAGTGAATTTGGTGAAAATATTTTTGGTATGCCAAACTTAGACAAACTATCTTTGCACTTAAAGAATCCTGAATATCAAAAGAACAGTAAGTTAACTATTACAAAAGCACAAAGAAATGGTGCTGAAGTTCCAACTGGTATTCATTTTGAAAATGAAGCAGGTGACTTTCAGAATGATTTTAGATTTATGGTCACTGAAATTATCAATGAGAAACTTAAGAGTGTTAAATTTAAAGGAGCCAGCTGGGACGTAAATTTTACTCCATCTTTGGCATCTATTACAAGAATGAAATTGCAAAGTGCCGCACATGCTGAAGAAACTGTTTTTACAGTCAAGTCTGAAGCTACAGGTGGTGCAAATGATCTTGTTTTTCATTTTGGTGACGCAAATACACACGCAGGTAAGTTTGTATTTCAAAGTTCGATTGAAGGAGATCTTAAACATGCATGGGCATATCCTGTTGCACAGGTTCAAGCAATTCTTAATTTAGATGGTAATGCTACAATGAGTCTAAGTGATCAAGGTGCTATGCAAATTTCAGTAGACAGTGGTATGGCAACATATGATTACATACTTCCTGCACAGAGCAAGTAAATGTACACAGACCTAACTAAAGAGCAAAAAGATTATGCAGTATTCCTTCCAGCATTGAGCGGATTTTATGCTACATTTATAGGAAAGCAAAGAAGCGAAGAATACGTAGACAATAATCGTATTCCGTATAGCAATGGAATGGAAGCATTAAACTGGTTAAACAAAAAAGATGGAATGTTTAACTATCATTGGACTCTTTATAGTGCAGGTCATGCCGAACTTGATGTAAACAAAGACTCTCCTAAAGAAGATATGGTTCGAAACAGGGATCGTAGCAACAGTTGGTTACTTGGTGACTCGGGTGGTTTCCAGATTGGTAAAGGTGTTTGGGAAGGAGATTGGAAGGATCCTAATTGTCCTAAAGCACAAAAGAAAAGAGAACAGGTACTTGCTTGGATGGATGCCTATATGGACTATGGAATGATACTTGATATTCCAGCATGGGTATCTCGTTCACCAGAAGGACAAAAAGCGACTGGTATTACAAAGTATCAAGATGCCGTAACTGCAACTAGAATTAATAATGATTACTTTATGAAGAATAGAAATGGTAATTGTAAATTCTTAAATGTTCTACAAGGTGAGAATCATGCAGATGCTGATGATTGGTATCAACAAATGAAAGATTACTGTGATCCTAAAAAATACACAGATCATTTTAATGGTTGGTCCATGGGTGGACAGAATATGTGTGATATACATCTAGCTTTAAAAAGATTAGTTGCACTACGTTTTGATGGATTACTGGAAAAAGGTAAACATGATTTCATGCACTTCCTAGGTACAAGTAAGTTAGAGTGGGCAACACTATTAACTGATGTACAAAGAGCAGTAAGAAAGTATCATAATGAAAACTTTACTATAACATTTGACTGTGCATCTCCTTTCCTAGCAACTGCAAATGGTCAAATATACATACAAACAGAAACACAAGATAGAACTAAATGGGTTTATAGAATGGTTCCGTCTGTTGATGATAAAAAGTATGCAACTGATAATAGACTTTTTAAAGATGCAGTACTGCAAGACAATATATTTAAAAACTTTGAAGATTCTCCTTTAACACAAAATATTAAAGTTAAAGACGTATGTATATACAAACCTGGCGATGTAAACAAGATAGGTAAAGAAGGAAAAACATCTTGGGATTCTTTCAGTTATGCAATACAAATGGGACACAATGTTTGGAGCCACATTAATGCAGTTCAACAAGCAAATAGAAAATATGATGAAGGTACAATGCCTGCAATGTTAGTTGATGAATCTTTTGACAGAGTATACTTTAGAGATGTGGTAGAGGCAATATTTGCTACAGATAATAGAGATGAAGCAAATGCTATCATAGAAGAATTCAATAAATTTTGGATGAGCATCATCGGTACAAGAGGTGCCGTTGGTAAGAAAACTGTAAATGCAACAACACAATTTAGTAACCTATTCGAGGAGGTATAATATATGGCGACAGGAAGACATGGAAAAAGAGCAAAGAAACTTAATAACATGCATGAATATTTACATAGAAAAGTTGAAGAGGTAGAAAAAGAACGTAACTATGATAGAAGCTGGGCAACAAAAGAACATTTAATAAAGCTAAAAAAACAAAAATTAGCAATGAAAGATAGGATCAATAATGAATAGAGACTACAGTAACGGACAAAAAGATGATGTCGAATACTTTGTTGGAAATGAAGTTGAGAAGACTCCAGCATATGATAAAAAGACACTCTTTGTTGTTGGTATAAAATCTTATCGTGATATACTTAAACTTGCGACAAGAAATGATTGTGATCATGTATATTTAGGAGCAAATCAAAGTTTTGCAATCACTGGTGAATTCGGCACTGATGAAGAGTCAAATTCATGGGAAGAAATGATTACAGAATGCTTAAGAGCAGGATTATGGGTTACACTAGATTATGATGTAAGATATCATAACTGGATATTAGAAAATGGATTTAACGAGCATGAGCAGTTTATAAGTATGATTTCTGTAAAACTGCCGTACATAGAACAACTAAATTACAATGCTTGTATTAAGATTGATGATGAAAACTTTAGAGCTACTAATCCTGGTGTTTGGGTTTACTATGCACAAGAACTTAAAGATAGAAAAAAGTTTACATCATGGGAGGATTATGGTAAAGATCAACCAATTATACTTGACAGTGAACATTAAAGGTAGTATACTATGTTTGAGAACGTTGAAGATCAAGAACCAGAGCGATATTATGATTGGATGCTTTGGAAAATGAGACAAGAAAGAGAAGAGGCAAATATGAAAACAAAAGCAAAAAGAATGATTTGGGTAACTTTTCAAAAAGAAGGTATCCACAAATATCCTGCGGCACTAGATGATCCAAGTCTTGCAACAGGAGATGAATATGATGTATCATTCTTAGGCTATCCGCATAGACATATTTTCCATTTTAAGGTTGCTATCTCTGTCACACACAATGATAGAGATATTGAATTCATTCAGTTCAAGAGATGGATGGAAAAACTTTATTCTGAAAAAACATTAGAATTGGATTACAAATCCTGTGAGATGATGGCTGATGATCTTTATGATAAGATTACAGACAAGTATCCAGGGCGTGAAGTTCATATCGATGTTTCGGAAGATGGAGAAAACGGTGCTCACATTGAATACCCTAGCTAAAGGAGAAACTAAAATGCCACAGGGTGACTATTTTGCTAAAAATCCTAATATTGTAAAAATATTCGACGATCTAGAAGAATTTAAAGACTTTTGTCGTTATTCGTTTGCTTATGGATACGAAGGACTGGTCTTTAATGAAAAAGATCTGTATGATAGTAAGAGTAGAGCTTGGACACAATTTTTAAACTTCAAAAAGTATGGTCCAAGAAAATTTCGAAAGCCACGGTTTAACAAGCCTTGGAAAAAAGGTAAAAACTTGAGGAAAAAATAGATGACGATTTATATTGTAGACATTGAAGCAGTTGATACAAGATACACAAAGCAGTGGAAAGAGCACCTTCCAAAGCAACTGACAAAATCTACAAATAAAAAAGTTGTAACTATTAGCGGAGGAGAGACTCCCCAGGCAACTACTCCTGGGGCTTTTCTTAATTTTGGCGGAACAAATGTTTACAAAAGTAAACAACTAGAACAAATAGGAGAAATGTTCTGTGCTGGTAAAGTTAAGAATGGTGATTATTTTTTGTATACTGATGCTTGGAATCCTACAGTTATTCAATTACGTTATATGGCAGAGCTACTTGGTGTTAATATCCGCATTGGTGGGTTGTGGCATGCTGGTAGTTATGATCAACATGACTTCTTGGGAAGAATAATAGGACAAAAGCCTTGGGTAAGACATGCTGAACAATCTATGTTTGCTTGTTTCGACGATAACTTTTTTGCAACACAATTCCATATTGATATGTTTACAAGAGTATTTAAAAATCACACAGATAATACGACAATCAAAAAAGTAGGTTGGCCTATGGAGTATTTGGAAAGTGATTTACTTTCTTATAAAAATATGGAGAAGAAAAATATTATTTTGTTTCCGCACAGGATTGCTCCTGAAAAACAACTTGATATATTTCAAGATTTAAAACAAGAATTGCCTAAGTATGAATTTGTGGTTTGTCAAGAAAAACAATTGACAAAAAATGAATATCATAATTTACTTGGTGAATCAAAACTTGTATTCAGTGCTAACTTACAAGAAACACTTGGTATTAGTTGGTATGAAGGTGTATTAGTTGATACACTGCCTTTGGTTCCAGATAGATTAAGTTACACAGAAATGGCTATAGAAGAATTTAAGTATCCTAGTAATATTACCAGAAACTTTCAAACATACAAAGAAAATAAGCAACAACTTATAGACAAGATTGTTGATATGATGGAAAACTATAAGGAATATAAAAGATTTTTACAAAAACAAAAGTTTAGATTAAGTAGCACATTTTTTAGTGGCGAAGCATTATATAAGGAGTTACGTAATGGGTGATGATTATTTAGATACACAATTAGAAATAATTAAGCAACAACAAGATCCAAGACATGATCAATCTGCTTTTAAGGTTGATACTGTTTGTCCTATTACAGGAGATGAGTATGTAACCACAACACCGCATTACAGTTATACATTTTCAGGTGGTACGTCAGATACTGTGACAATAAACACAGAAGATTACAGTTTTGCAGGTGATAATTTAACATACACAATAGATGGCATAAACGAACCTGCACAAGAATTTGTAACACATTTACCAACTATGGAAAAAATTGAAAAAATGTGTGAGCAATATCCAGGACTTAAAAAAGCATATGAACATTTTGTTTTTGCATACAAACTGACTAGACAAGATTATGAAGGAAAAGTAAAGGCAGGCGAATTAGATGATTAATTTTTTCAAGGATAGAAAAAGAATAATCACAGATAGAAGTGGTAAGATTCCATATCTTATCAGATACTATATTTTCCTTAAAGAAAGAAAAAACTTTCCATTCAATATTACTTTGCATAAAGTTCTGGTAAGCGATGAGCCTAAGTTACATGACCATCCTTGGAATTGGGGTGCAATTATATTAAAAGGTGGATATTGGGAACACATTCCTGTTATTTCGCAAGAAGGTGCAGTAGTTGGAAGCACAAGAGAATGGCGTGGTCCTGGGCATGTAAGGTTTAGAAAAGCTGAAGATTTACATTGGTTAGAATTAGAAAAAGATAAAGATGGAAATGAAATTCCCTGTTGGAGTTTATTCTTAATGGGTAAAAAAAGAAAAGAATGGGGATTTATGGATTGGGTACCAGCAACAAAAGAAAATTGGAGAGAAGCAGGGTACAAATGGATACACAATGAGACTTACTTAAAAGCAAAGGCATCAAAATGAAAATCATATTAGGCATTATTACAATTTTATTCATAAATGCTTGTTCAACAGGCACACAGTCTATGTCAATACTAAACACAGGCAGTAAAACTTACAATGAAAGTTATGGCTGGGGTAACGGCTACACAAGAAAAGGTTGGGTTAATAATATCAGTCCAAAGAGATGGAATTTTACTTTAGCAAATGATATTGTAAGATATGGAACTTTAAGTGAACGTTACGAGGTAAGAGATGGCGACTGTGGAGGAAGTGATTGTACTAATCCTAGATATAGATCAGAAATAATGGCTAAAAAGAATTTGGCTTCTCCTAATCAGGAAGCCTGGTATGGTTGGAGTTTTTATAATGAAAACATTCCAAGTTTTAACGATAGAAGAAAAAATCCTTTGATAGTTGTAGGTCAATGGAAGTATGGAGAAAGTAAGGATGGAATAAGTCCACCTATAAAACTTACACATAGGTATGACGGATATGTTTGGGTACAACTAGATGATATGCGAAGAACAAAAGGAACTTCCTATAAGACTTGTAGATTATGGCACATGGAAGCCAATCAAGGGCGTTGGGTAGACATTGTTATGCAAACTAATTGGGGAACTGATAGTAATGGTTATCTAAATATATGGATCAATGGTTTACAGAAGTGTAACTACAAAGGACAAATACTTGCAAACTGGAAATCTCACTATCCTAAGACAGGTTACAGTTGGGGTAAGCACCTAACACATAGACATGGAGTTTATGTATCTTCTACAAAACGATTTAGGAAAAATTTTCCTAATTCAAAACTTCCTACATTCATTGCTTACTATGATGAATTTAGACAAGGCACAAGTAGAAAAGATGTTGATATAAGTTATATAATACAAAATAATTTAAAGGCGGTAGACTAATGGTAAAGAAACATTACTATTCATGGAAAGATATTGAAAGAAGTTGTATCAGTATTGTAAATCAAATGTATAAAGACGAGTGGCGGCCTGATTACATTGTAGGTATTACAAGAGGAGGTAACATTCCTGCTACTATCATAAGCAATATGACTGGAATACCATGTGAAGCTATCAAGGTAAGTTTAAGAGATGACAGTAAGCTAGAAAGTAATACTTGGATGGCTGAAGATGCCTTTGGTATGTTTCAACAAGGACAAACGCGAAACGAAGGAAAAAATATTTTAATTGTAGATGATATAAATGATACAGGAGCAACATTCAACTGGATTGTGGATGACTGGGAAAAAAGTTGTATGCCAGGTGACACAGGGTGGCGTGATGTTTGGTGTGAAAATGTTCGTTTCGCAGTATTGACAGATAACTCTGCAAGTGATTTTAAGTTTATGGTAAATTATTCTACACATGAAGTAAACAAAAAAGAAGAAGACGTTTGGTTGGTTTACCCTTGGGAAAGGGTAGGCAACTATGATTGATGCACAACTAATTTTTCCTACAAAAGTTTACAGAGCAAAGTTTGAAGATGCACAAGAATTACAAAAAGATATTGTTCCGTTACTTTTAGACAAAGAAAAAAAAGACACGTCTCCTGTAAGATATTCTGCAAATGGGTACACTTCATATGGTTCTAATACAAACATATTAGATTTACCACAACTAGATAAATTAAAAACATTCTTAACTGAAATTGTTACAAAGTGTCATAACGAAACAATGCTAAATGGCACACCTGCATTAGAATCAAGTTGGTATAGTATTATGCGAAAGCACACATATCATGAAGAACATCATCATTTACCTAGTGTATGGAGTGGCGTATACTATGTCCAAGCAGACCAAACCCATCCTGGGTTAACTTTTGTAAACAGAAATCAAAAAACGCATTGGCCAAGAACAGGAGTAAAAGAATTAACAGAATTTAATTCGCCTGAAGTTACTTGTTCTGCAGAAACAGGAAGTGTAATAATATTTCCTAGCCATGTGTTACACAAAGTACACCAACAAACAATAGATAAAGACAGGATAATGATAAGTTTTAATTATGGAATATAAAGATACACCTTGGAAAGACATTTTAATAGATACTAGAGACTACACAGTTTATAGAGATAAGTATCCGGTGACAGAAGGACATATTCTTTTTGTACCTAAAGAACTAACCTTTGAAGCAATCCAAAAATGTTACAAAGCCGCATACGGCTGGGGATATGAATGGGTTGAAAAAGGTTATTGTGATGCTTACAATATTGGACAGAATGTAGGTACTGAAGCAGGTCAAACTGTTCCGTATCCACATGTCCATCTCATCCCACGTCGCAAGGGTGATATGGAAGATCCAAGAGGAGGAGTGCGACATGTGATCCCTGAAAAGGGCAAGTATTAGGAGGTATATGAATGAAACCAGGTGAAGCTATTATATTAGCGGCTAAAAAACAAGCAGAAGGTGAAGTTGCAGTACATCTTGCTAACATCCAAGTTTACCAAACAATGCCAGCGGGTATTGGTGAACATTCAGATGTTACTGAGGCAGTCATCGCAGAGCTTGACAAATTGGCGGCGGCTGATGATCGTTTGGCAATGATTGAAAAATATTTAAAAAATGACTAGAACTTTATTCTTAGGTGACAGTCATGCCCATGGATATTATCACATGGGAGGAAAGATACATGCATGGGAGCCAAATAACTACGCCGAATTATATTCCAAATTGCATGATAAAAAAACAGTGATTTACAGCGTCCCCGGAGGCTGTAATCACAAATATCCTGTTTGGATTAAATCTATGTTTGATAGATATGATGACATAGATGAAGTATTTGTTCAGTCAACTTATTGGAATAGATTTTTACTGTCCTGTTCAAAAGAACTGAGCGTGGGAGAAGAAACAGATTCTACTCTTTATTTGTGTGAAAACCAACCAAAGGACGAAATGATTGATCGTTACACAGATGAAAGAATACAAGAACATTATGTAGAAATGATCGAACAACCACGTAAAGGCAATTACGAAAAATTTAAAGGTTTTACTTTTGATGGTGCAGGCGTTACAGATAGTTGGTCATTGTTTCACGAAAAATATACCTATACAAAAGTGTTTCATGAATTAATTACTCCTTTACAGTTTAAAGACTACTGCTTAGATATGTTTGTAATAGATAAGATGTGTAAAGACTACGGAGTCAAATGGTATCTATGGAGTATAAATGATAGGGTGTTTGTACCACCCAAGATAGATTTCTTTGGTAAAAATGATGCCATTAGAGCACCTATGTCAGCAGAATCATTTCTTAAAGAACGATTTAAGATGGATATAGAAACAGATCATTATAGATTAGATGGTGAACATTATATCAAAGAAGTGCATAGTAAAATAGCAAACGAGTATTTTGGCTATCTTAAAGGAACAGATTTGAGCCAAGATGCTTGACAAAAACCTAAATACATTATATAATAAAGAGAAATGGCAATCCACTGCCTTAACATCGGAGATGAAAATTGACAAAAAGTGATGAAATTATTAAAAGACTGCAAGATGCCAACATCAGGTATTGGGCAGGAGATAACATAAGTGAAGTTTTAAAAGAAGGTGATAAACAGGATCTTATTGAAGAGCTTACACCAAAGTTTGAAGCAGTACTAGACAGTTTGGTTATTGATAGACACAATGATCCAAACAGTATGGATACTGGTAGACGTCTAGCAAAGATGTACATAAATGAAATTATGAGTGGTAGGTATGAACCTATGCCTAATGCAACTGCTTTTCCTAATCATGTTGATGACGGTTATAAAGGAATGTTAGTTGTAAGAAGTGAAATAAAAAGTATGTGTTCGCATCATCATCAACCTGTAAATGGTGTAGCATACATAGGTATCATTGCCGCATCTACTCTCATTGGACTTTCTAAATACACACGTATTGCACAATGGTGTGCTAGACGTGGAACACTACAGGAAGAACTTAATAACGTGATTGCAAATGAAATACAAAAAGCAACAGGTAGTCCGAATGTAGGAGTTTACTTACAGGCAACACATGGTTGTTGTGAAAATAGAGGTATTGGTGCTCACAGTAGTTTGACCCAGACAACTGTTTTACGTGGAGCATTTGGTGAAGATCCAGGAACTAAAAAGGAGTTTATGGATAACATTAAATTACAACAAGAATTTGCTTGTAACAAGTAGAAAGGCAATCATGAAAAAATTTAAATGGATGATATTAGACAACTTGCCGACTATATGGGTTGGTTTAGTTTTTGCATTTGGAATGATATTAGCTTATAGTCATGCAGGAGGAATATAATGAATCATTTTTCAGTTAGTATTGTAAAAAGTATTTTTAGAATTGTAGCAGGAGGAATGTTAGCCTATGCAGGTTATATCCTTTGGAGTGCAAATGAATATTCTGATATATTCATTGCCGACAGTGGATTTTTAATGATGTTGGCAGGAGGCACTTTTATTGTAGCTGAGGCTTTAGGTATTGTTGAGGAGATTGTATAATGATGCCGCTAGAAGAAGGTCCTTTAGCAACTGCTTTTAATAGAGATACTAAAGGTGTGATAAAGCAAGAATTTATAACATACGTTGTAAAAGGCAAACAACTAATAAAAGAAACAGTAGTTAGAAAATTTTCACCAGGTGGAGACTACACTGATAGCACTTATTTCGAGCCGTTGGTAGAGGTTAAAACAGATGAAAAAGAATAGTATACTAAAAGACATGTGGATAGCCTTTAGGAAAGATGACAGGCCACATTGGGAAGTAATGGCTGATGATGGTATGAACAAGTTTCTAAAGTTTTGTATTACTTGTGTTTTCTTATACTTTGGTTATCAAACAGTAATAGCACTTATAGATAGGTTCTTTTAATGGAAGAAAAGAAATATTATTACTCTGAAATATTTTATAGCATACAAGGTGAAGGACACTATACTGGTGTGCCGACAGCTTGGATACGTTTCTTCTTATGTAATTTACAATGTAATGGATTTGGACAAATAGATCCTACAAATCCAGATACTTATGAATTGCCTTTTGAAGATTTTGACGTAGACTCTGTGAAAAAAGTTGAAGACTTACCTGTATGGGAAAAGGGTTGTGATAGTTCTTACACTTGGGCAAAGAAGTTTAAAAAGCTGATGGGACATGAAACACCAACTGTACTTGCAAATAAGATTGTAAAAGGCATCACAAATGAAAGCAATCCAGAAGGAAAGTTTTTACATCCTGTAAGTAAGTTTCATCAACATCTTTGCTTTACAGGCGGCGAGCCTCTAATGGTAACAGGACAACAGGCAGTGGTTGGTATATACAACGAACTTAAAAGACAAGATAACTTGCCAGGATCGATGACGTTTGAAACTAACGGAACACAAAAACTAAGAGAGCCTTTTTTAGAATGGGCCAAGTCTATTGACACAGAAATATTTTTCAGTTGTAGTCCTAAACTGTTTACTGTATCAGGTGAAAAGCCTGAAAAGGCAATAAAGCCTGAGATTGTTGCTGAATACTTACAAGCATCTACAAAAGGTCAACTTAAATTTGTAGTAGGAAGTAAGCAACGTGAATGGGATGAAATGGAAGAAGCAGTTGAAAAATTTAGAAGTGCTGGAGTTGATTGGCCAGTATGGATTATGCCCACAGGTGCAAGAGAAGAAGAGCAAACGGCAACTGCTGGATCTGTGGCACAAAAAGCATTCCAAAGAGGATATAATGTTGCGGCAAGAGTACATGTTTATCTATTTGGTAATGCAATCGGAACGTAAGAAAGGAAAGATATGAACTGGGAAAAACTAAAACAAACACTTGGTGTTACTCCTAAAATAGTTGAAGAACCCAAGAAACTATCTCCAGAAGAAGAACGTAAGGCAGTGATGGCTAAAGAAAAAGAAGAAGCTACTGCTAAAGGTGAACCTTGGGTAGGTGTATTAGATACTAAGGTCAATCCTGACAATATTAGAAACGGATTTTTTGAACTTGATTGGAACAATGAATTTGTTGAAAAGCTAATGGACGCAGGATATAATGGAGAAACTGCTGAAGAAGTTGTAGATGGTTGGTTTAAAACAATAGCTAGACAGATATTGGAAGATGAAGGACTTGACACAGACAGAAATTCAGGGTATATTAATACAAGTAAACTTGATAATGACAAAAGTGAAGTAAAATGACATATATCTTAGTAGACACGGCAAATACTTTTTTTAGAGCAAGACATGTTGTTAGAGGTGACTTGGACACTAAAATTGGGATGGCTTTTCATATTACATTAGGTAGCATAAGAAAAGCATGGCATGATTTTGAAGGTGCCCATGTTGTGTTCTGCTTAGAAGGACGTAGTTGGCGTAAAGACTTTTATGAGCCTTACAAAAGAAATAGAAGTGATGCTCGTGCGGCACAGACTGAACAACAACAAGAAGAAGACAAAGTATTCTGGGAAATGTTTGATGAGTGGAAAGACTTTGTTACAAACAAGACAAACTGTAGTGTTTTACATCATCCTGATTTAGAAGCAGATGATCTTATTGCAGGTTGGGTACAAGCACATCCTAATGATAATCATGTTATCATATCAACCGATGGCGACTTTGCACAACTAATTGCACCTAACGTAAAACAATACAATGGCGTAAGTAATACAATTATTACACATGAAGGTTACTTTGACGATAAAAAGAAACAACCTGTAATAGATAAAAAAACAGGGCAACCTAAACTTGCACCTAATCCCGAATTTATGTTATTCGAAAAGTGTATGCGAGGCGACACAAGCGATAACGTTTTCAGTGCATATCCAGGTGTAAGAACAAAAGGCACAAAAAACAAGGTTGGCTTAATAGAAGCATTTGAAGATAAAGAATCAAAAGGATTTAATTGGAATAACATGATGTTGCAAAGGTGGGTAGATCACGAAGGTAATGAACATAGGGTACTAGATGACTATAAGAGAAATGTAGTATTATGTGATTTATCTGCACAACCTGGCAACATAAGATCTATAATAAATGATGTAATTGAAGATGCAATGGAACCTAAGAAAGTTTCGCAGGTAGGATTACACTTAATGAAATTCTGTGCAAAACATGATATGCAGAGAATTGCAGACAATGTTCAACAGTATGCGGAGGCACTTAACGCCAAGTATGCATAAAGGAGGCAAAATGCAAATAAAAGCAAAACCAATACTTAAGAATAAGTTTTGGATTATTGAATCAGGCGGAGAGAGAATTGGTACTCTTTCTAAACAAGAAGATAAAAGATACATGTATAGTTGTGCAACAGGTACAGAATATTTCGCAGATACAAAATCTTTCAATAGTTTTATAGGTGGAGTAAGTTGGGATAAGGCTTCGATTACAGATGGTACAATTTTAAATAAAGAAATACACGGTTTTTCAACTTCTACAACACCTTATAATGTAATGTATAATGTACAAAAGAAATTGCCTTTATTTACAAAGAGCAAGAAGTCAAAAAGTTTATATTGTGCAGGTTACTACATAATAAGATTCGATAAAGGATGGGTTAGAAGTTTTTGTCCTAAATTAGTAACACTTGAAAAATATCCTTTTAAAGGACCTTTTAAAACAGAATTCACAATGAGGCAGGAGTTATCAGATGCAAACAAAAGATCCGATTAACACTATTCCTATCCAACAATTTATTCAGCAAGTCAAGACGGCAGATGCAAGTAATATTAAAGAAATAAAGATGCCAACTGCACAAGCTAAAGCACTCATGTTTTCGTTATCCACAGTCATGGCTAATCAAGCAGGAAGACTAGAACAATTAATAGTAGATAATAAATCTAGTGGCGACGAAACTGTTACAATAAACATGGACGGTGGTAGTGGTTGGAAGTAAAACACTAGTTTAACTTACAAAAAGAGATAAATATATGTGTAGTTAATAAAAGGATTACACATATGAGCAGACCAAAGCCAACAGTAATTTTAGAAAATGTAGACAAGGCAACCTATAAGTGCGAACAGGTGTTAAAAGCTGAAGCAATATGGGCCGTATTTTATCAAGAAGCACCATTTAATCTTAAAACGTCAAATGCAATTACACAATACCCAGGACCGAAATATAAAAAAGTTTCATTTTCAAATCCAGGACATGCACATAATCTAGCAAAGAAATTAAACGAAATGTTTAAAACAAAAGACTTTGCGGTTTTTAAATTGACACAAGGTGAATTGGTGCATGATGAATGAACTGGAAAGAAACATACACTAAAATTTTCCTGAAACAATCTGATATTGCGATAAGTGAAGCAACCTTAAAACAATATATGCCCCTCTGGTGGCAAAATACTAGAGGTAAATCCGAAGGAGGACTACGGCTCACTGATATAGGTTATGATTTTTGCATAGAAAAATTAGACTTGCAATTTTACGAAGTTCCTTTTCCTAAAGATTTGGTAATGACTACCCAAACTATAATATTTTTGGACAAGTTTATCAATTGTCCATACTACCTTACTCCAAGAGGTATACATGTAACGGACGAAAAGAAGTCAATGGAACTGCATCTTTTTTCCGGTGATCTAAGAAAATATGGTTTAATTAAAGCAATCGAACGCCAAAAAAAATAATATTTTGGTAAAAAAGAGGTTGACTTTTATTCAAGAGATGCTATACTGTATACATAGTTAGAAATTAGGCACTGACAACTAAAAGGAGTACAACATGGCAGATAATATAGCACTAAGAACTGTAAGCCCGAATCAAGCTAAAAATAGCATTCGTAGGGCATTCAAGAAGAAAAGACCGATTTTTATATGGGGACCTCCAGGCATTGGTAAGTCTGAGA